GATTACATAGTGCCAGAGAATGAACGCGAAACGCATTATCATAAGAAATTATTAAATGAAGCGCCTGAAATTCTTGCGCTTTTAATATGGTTTGCGCATGAATATTATAAAAGAGGCGAAGGGCTAAAAGCGTTTCCGAGATGCGCTGTTGTGGATGAGGCGTCAAGTGAATATCTGGACAGTGAGGACCTTGTAGGCCGCTGGCTTACAGAACGTACGGAACCTGTAAAAGGCGATACTGTTATTCCTGAAGTAAATACAGTAAGTTCAAAAGATATGTACGACGATTTCAGAAGATGGGCAAATAGCGAAGGTATAACGAAAGTGATGGCGAACAGTACGTTCGGCGAATACCTAAGTACGAAGGTTAAGAAAAAACGTATATCGTCTTTAGGCGATGAAACCCATTATTTAAATATTAAATTAAAGTATAAGACGAGTCCGCCCGGGAGCGGCAGCGGATAAGCTGCCTTAACGCAAGTAATCAGAGAATAAATTATAATACTCATTCACTTCTCCGCACGACCTATGTTTAGCACAGTGCGGAGTTGCCATTTTTTACGCTGTTCCTCTTCATCTTGATGAAGAGTCGCCGGAAAAATATCCAAAGATGATGAATATAAAAATAAATTTAATCCAAATTCCGCACGGTCGCACACCCTCCGCAGAGGCAGTTTTTTAAGCCGTGCGGATTATAATTCTTTATATAATATAGAGTTATATTAATCTCCGCATATCCGCATAATAAAACCCTATTAAATAATTATTATAAATAATAATTAATGCTTATATTATAAAAACTTATAGTGCCTAAAACCCCTGCGGCTGTGCGGAGCAAATAAAAATACATTAAAAAATAAAAAAATATTGACATAATATATAAAAAAGATTTATAAATAATTTAAGCGGAAAAAAGCCCGCCGGAAAACCGGAGGCTCTCTACGCGAACTCATGAGATTTTCAGGTCCGGGGTTTGCGCAGAGAGCCTTTATTTATTAAGGAATAATATGCCGCAGGATACAGGACAGAAAGATTTATTTGTCAAAGAGCCGATATGGTGGGAAGGATTAAAAAACCGCCAAAAGCTTTTTGTTGAATATTTTTGTCTTGACAGGACTTGTTTTTTAAATGCGACGGCTGCTTACATAAAAGCTTACGGAAGCGGAAAAAAAGAGCTGGCAGCTTCATCGATACAATCAAACGCTTCACGTCTTATGCGTGATAATTTAATTAAATTGGCAATAGCGAAACTACTTCGGGCGCGGCAGAATGATGAAGACAGAATAAGCGAATATAAACTTCTTGATTATCTTAATACTCTTGCATATTACAGTCCAAAAGATATTGTGAATAAATACGGTAATTTAAAATCAGATGATTTAAGTGAATTAGGTGATCTTGCGATATGTATAACAGGTATAAAGAAAACGAAAAACGGAACTGAAGTAAAGCTTTACGACCGTAATAAAGCAATAGATATACTAGCGCAGTATCATAATATTTCACGCGCGCCTGAAGGCACAACGATAATTAATCCTGTTGTCTGTCTGACAGATAAAGACATTGACGCATTACAAAAATCGGAAATAAATAGTTCAGCTGTACAGGAAGTAGATTATGAAGTTATGAATGAAGAATCTGATTTGACAGAAGGAAACGATGAGTAAAAACCCTCCAAAAATGACAGGTTTTGATAAGAAAAACGCTGATTACATTTTATGGAAACCAAGTTATAAACAGGCTCTTGCGTTAAAGTGCGCAGCGTTCGAATTATTTTTCGGCGGCGCCGCGGGCGGAGGAAAGAGTGATTTTCTATTACTTGATTTCTATGCAGGAGTGAATAGATACGGGAAACACTGGAAAGGAATAATATTCCGGAGAACTTATGATGAATTAGAAGAATTGTTATTACGCGCGAAGGAGATATATGAACCTTTAGGCGGAAAATTAATTAATAAAGGACGCGATTATCTTTTTCCAAACGGCGCATTATTAAAGTTCAGGTATTTGGAACAGGATAAACACGTACTGCGGTATCAGGGACATCAATACACATTGGTGGCATTTGACGAACTTGGTAATTATCCAAATGATTACGCATGGCGTTATATGATAACGCGATGCCGCAGCGCTCACGGCGTTCCGTGTTATATGAGAGGTTCAGGCAATCCCGGAGGCGTAGGTCACGCATGGATAAAAACAAGATTCATTGACGGGTACGAGCCGTATAAAATACATAAAACGGTTGAGACAGGCGGGCTGCCTATAACAAGATGTTTTATACCATCGAGGCTTGAAGATAATCCGGCTTTAATGAAAAACGATCCGGATTATGCGAATCGTTTAAAATTATTACCGGGACATTTATACAGAGCTTTACGTAACGGCGACTGGGATATTTTCGCAGGACAGGTATTTGACGAATTCCGAAGAGAGAAACATGTAGTAAAGCCATTCGCGCTTGAAAGCGGTACATGGAAAAAGTTTTATTCCTTTGACTGGGGCCATGCTAAACCGTTTTCTTTAGGTAAATGGGCTGTAAACAGGGAAGGAAGAATGATACGTTACGGTGAATGGTACGGTTGCGAGAAAGGAGAAATTGACGTTGGTATAAAAATAGGCACTGCCGACATCGCGGCCAGAGCGTGGGAGATGGCGTTAGCTGAAGGCGTTACTGAGATAGTAGCTGACACAGCCATGTGGACTAAAGATAAAGACGGTCCTTCAAAAATTGAGTATTTCCAAAATGCAGGCTTTGATACGATTCAAGCGAATAAAGACCGTACTAACGGGCTTGCAATTTTTCATCAAAGGCTTAAAGCATTATGCGAAGATCAAAAACCGATGTTATTAATTTTTGATCACTGCGTAGATTTTATCAGGACAATACCTGTTCTTACTCCTGATGAAAGCAATCCTGAAGATGTTAATTCAAAACTGGAAGATCATATATATGATGAATCACGGTATGCGATGATGAGCGACTTCGTGCATAATCCGATATTCTGGCTGCGAAAACAAAACGGCAGCTGGAATTTGGCGGCGAAGCGCAGCGCTTATTACAATCCGCTTGCGGACGATTAATTTAAAAAGCTCTTGACGGGCTTTATAAATATATGTTATAAAATAATTACTAATCAATGGCTGCCCAGAAACGGATGTCATAGATACAAACCTAATTTCCGCGAATACCAATTAATTCGCGGCAGGAGTGTCTATGTTATCTGAAAAAGATAGGGTATCTGGTTTAAAACGGCGTTTTGACCGCCTGAAGGAAGAAAGGGACAAGCGCCTTTCCGACTGGAAGGCAGTTCAGAAATACGTCGCTCCTTCTGTCCTTAACTGGGACAATCCCGCAGATAAAATTCCCAAACGCTCTCAAAGATTCACAGGCAGGCCTACGCAATACAACCGCACGCTTCGTTCCGGGCTTGTAGGTTACTCCATATCACCTAACATAGTATGGCAGAAACTTACTCTTGACGATCATCATAACCTTGATAAAATATACGGCGCCAAAGACTGGCTGGAAATTGTAGAGAGAAAACTTTACGCGGAGTTCAAAAAATCAAATTTATATCAACAAGCCGGGTTGATGATTGAAAACGCTGTCCTATACGGCCACGGTGTTATGCTGATTGATGAAGTACAAGGAGAAAACAGGCTGCGTTTTACAACATTAAAAACGCAGGAAACTTTTTTTGATATAAACGAATACGATGAAATTGATACAGTTTTCCGCAGATACTGTATATCGTTAAGCAAAGCCGCGTCATTTTTCGGAAAAGAAAATTTAAGTGAAATACAGCAGGAAGAACTTGATCGTATAACATCTTCGGAAGCCGTTGACAGAGAAATAACTATTATTCACGCGGTATATAAGCGCGATGAGTATGATGAAAATTTAACCGACGTTAAGAATATGCCCTACGCGTCAATTTATATTGACGAAAGTGAAAACAGGTTCCTGATGGAATCAGGGTATAATGATTTTCCGTTCGCTGTTTTTATATGGGAGCCTGTAACCGGCACTCCTTACGGAGAATCGCCGGCAATTCAAGCGTTAGACGATATCCGAATATTAAATAAACTGGACGAACAAATATTAAAAATAGCGCAGATGGCAGGTTCTCCCGCTTATAATGTTCCTGATTCCATGAGGGATCATGTTAACGTAGTGCCAAACGGATACAACTATTTTAAAGATCCACAGCAAATTGTATCGCCTGTAAACTCAGGATTAAACTTTCCAATTACTCTTGAAATATATAATAAAAAAATTGATCAGGTTAAAGACTGGTTTTTTGTTGATTTTTTTATAGCGTTACAGCAGCAGAATAGACCGAACATGACTGCTACGGAAGTTATGGAGCTGCAGGGCGAAAAAGCCGCTACCCTATCAGATATTGTTGTAAATATAAATTCCGCATTGGAAAAAATAATTCAAAGAAGTTTTAACATTCTCTGGCGGCAGGGGAAGATACCTCAGCCGCCCATAGCGCTCGCTAATTCCGGAGCTGAACTTAAGGTTGATTTTTTAGGTCCTCTCGCGCAAGCGCAGAAGAAATACCACGAATCTGCCGGTATTGGGCAGGCGATTAATATAATCGGCGCTATATCTAAAATTGCGCCGGCTGCGCTTGATGTTGTGGACTTTGACGTGACGATGAAACGAGGACTTGAAGGCGTCGGGTTTCCGCAGGAAGCGATTCGAGAAGAAAAAGATATCGAGGAACTGCGAAAGCAGAGAGCTGAACAGGAAGCGAAGCAGCGGCAGGAAGCCGCGGCGATGGAGACACAAAAAAATATCATGGGGAATGCAAATAAACTTAATGAACCTGTAAAACCGGGATCTATTATGTCTGAAATGAATCAACAGATGGCAGGAATGGGAGCAGTTCAATGAATATAAAAAACGCAATAATCGGATTTTGGAATAATACAAGGTTATCAGAAAAAGCGAAAAATAAAATGTTAGTTGAAACATGCCGGAAAGTTTTCGGTACTGACGAAGGCAAAATAGTGCTTAATATGCTTTTAACAGATCTTGGATTATTCATAGAAGCAGATAATGCTCGTGAAAGGTATTTAAATAATTATGCAAAATTTTTTATTCGGGAGCGGCTGGGAGTAAAAGAAGAAAAAGTTTTAACTGACTTCATTGCTGAAACCGCCGTTTACGGAGGAGGAAAATAATATGACGAAACCTAAAGAAGAATCATTGATCAAAATCGATTTGCAATGGTTTGCTGACGAGGGAGATGTCAACGGATCAACGGAGAGCGGATCACCGGCAGCCGCTAACGCTGAATTATTAAACAACGCATTCGCCGGCACGGACGGACAAAAGCCTGCGGCAAAACCTGAAGGGAATAATGCCGCGGGGGGAAAAGAAACCGGAAGTGA